AATTCCAAGTTATATCTTACAAGGTTTAACACCAGATGGTGGAGCAACAGGAGCATTCAGTTCAAGCAGTGCACCAAACGCAAAACAATTAGAAGTGTTAATCAAAACAAGAGATATGAGAGAATTAGAAGAAGAATTAATTGTTAATGGAGATGATGATAGTGATGCAAATGAGTTTAATGGCATTATTGATATAATGTCTACAACTAATACTGTAGCTAAAGGTACTACTGCATTAGCTTTAGCAGATATTGACACAGCAATTAAGAATGCTTTTGATGATGGTGGAAGACCAAACTTAGCAGTATGTAGTTCTGGAGTTTATACAGACTTGATGGGATTACTAACAGCAAAGATTGGATATTTACAAGCAACACAAACAGTGTTCTGGGGATTCACAACTATTGTATTACATACAATGGTCGGAGATGTACCAGTAATTCCAAGTATGAATATGAGTAATGCAAGTGGTAGTAAAGCAATTTATTTCTTAGACTTATCAGTTGTAGAAATGAGAGTTTTACAAGACTTAACATACGAAGATTTAGCAAAGACCAACGATAGCAGTAAATTTATGCTAAAGATATATGAGGCTTTAATTATCAAAGCTCCAACATTCTGTAGTAGTATTACTGCAATATCAGCATAAGGAGGAAATGAAAAATGCCAGCAATATTATTAAGTGCTTGTACCGTTAGTCAATGGGATGTAGGAGGATGGAAACTTGTTAAAATTATTACCCCTGCTACAGCTGATGATGGCGATACAATAGATTGCTCAAGTTTATTTGGAAGTGTTGTTTTCTCATTCGTGAGTGGAGCAACAGATGGTACATTAACTGATGTGGCAGCAGTGTCACAATCAATTACATTACCTGGTAGTACAGATAACGAAGCAAGGACAATATTAGCAATAGGACATTAAAGTCCTATTCTTTTATTTTTTTTTTAAAATAGAATGGAGGATTATTAAGATGGCAAATGTAAATACAACAGTAACCGAATTAGCACCAATTGGTGGAGCAACTAATGCAGGTTATAGAATAGGATTATTAGGTAGCACAGCAAGAGCAGCACAAAACGATACAATAACAATAACAAACGCAAGTGAAGTATATATAGCTCTTTTAAGAGATACAGATGATACCCTTGAAACTCAGACTTATGCAACTAATGTCTTAACTATGACCAGGAATGACACTACCAATGTTTTAGGAATAGTTTGGTATAAAATATAAATAACTGGAGGTAATGAAGAATGGCAATGAAAGCAAAAGCTATGGCTAAATCTTCTGAAAAGGAAGAAGCTAAAGAAGAAAAACCAAAAAAGGAAATACCATATAGGTATAAAGACTCTGATGGTAAGTGGGCTTGGAAGTTAGATTAAAATGAAAATAGTTGAATTAGCTGGAACTTGTAGTGCTGGTGGAGCTTTAACACTAACAGCAGACGAAAACTCAGTTGGTTATATTGAGAAGATTGTAATGGATTATGACGATGGAGATACTGGGGCAGATTCAGTTTGGACTAATGAAGATGGTGCAGCTACAACAGATGTTATGACATTAGCTAATTTGGGAACTTCAGACGCAACTTGGATGCCACGAGCATTATGTAATAAGGTTGCAGATGGTTCAGCATTTACAGATGTTGCAGAAAGAATATTTGTAACAGGTGCAATGAAAGTTGTAATAACCAATGGTGGAACCAGTAAGAAATTCAGGTTTTTAATTACAATTACTGATGAATAATGACAACAATAACCTATTATTGCTCAGCAGATGATGTTAGGCGACAAATGGGTATTACGAGTAGCGATATTTCAGATGCAGATACAGTTGAGTTTATTAAGATGGCTCAGTCTGAAGTTGATGCTCTTACCCATACGACCTTTCTGAAACTTCAAGATAGTGGAACTGCTACAAGTGGAGATACTACAACTGTAACTGATAGTGGTGCAAGTTGGGATGCAGATGAGTGGAATGCTGAAGCTGATTTAACTGGTGGTTATATGGTTTGGATTATTGATGGTACTAATTCTGGAGAGGCAAGAACTATAACAGATAACACAACTACAGCTTTAACAGTAAGTCCAGCTTTTAGTTCTGCAATAGATGATACTTCTGATTATAGAATTGTTAAAAATACTTACACAGATGAAACATTTACTGGTGATGATACCAGAATTTATTATACTAAAAATTATCCTTTAATAACTGCTCCTTATTCTGTAACGATAGATAGTAATTCAGTAACGATTGGTGGAACGAGTTTATATTCTACTTCTCAATGGGGTAAGTTAGAATTAGGAAGCTCTGCAGAAGAAACTTATTGGAAAAATTCTTATCCACAATTATGTAATGTTAAATATTATTATGGAGCTTATCTTTCTCCAGCAGTTGATTATACAGAACAAGTTAGAGATTTATGTGCTTGTTTAGCTGGAATAATGGCTGCAGTTAATATGATTGGTGGAACATATACTTTCGCAACAGGATATACAGTTCCAGATATGAGTATTCAAAAAGGAGTTCCTTATCCACATTTTGATAGGGCATTAAGTGCTATGACTCAAAAGAGGGATTGGTTGATGGCTCAGATTACTAATAAGTTAGCCAGACCAATGTTTGCATAATGGCAGAAAAGAAAAGGTTATTTGGAAAAGAATTAAATGAAGCTCTTTTAAGAAATGTTAAAGAGTGGAGAATTAGAAAGGGGTATCTTAAAGAATGAATCCATTAGATATGATTGGAGTTGGTATTAAAGCTAAATACATTAAGCGAACAGGTAGTCCTGGTAAATATAAATATATATACCACGAGGGTGGAAAGAAACCAAGCAAGGGGAAAACAACTTATTCAGGTAAATACCCTGGTGGTTATAAGGGTATTGGTCTTAATGAGGCTAATAAAAGGATGGAAAGAGTTAAAGGAACAAAATTTAGTAAGGGTATGTCTGCAGTTATTAATGGACAACTTCAATCAGTTAAGGAATTAGGATTTGAAGAATTTAAAAAAAGGGTTAATAGTGCGATAAATAATGATTATCCAGTAGTATTAGATATTAATGGTGAGAAAACAGGAATTTAAGAATGACAAGTGCAGGAGATATAGGAATAACAAGTGCTGATTTTACTAATGCACCTTTAACAGATTTAGGAACTTCAGTTACTTGGGAAGCAGTAACCAAAACAACTGATAATATTACAGGAGATGAAACTTTATCTTATGCAGGTGGAGTGGCTAAGACTGTAGTATTTGTTAAAAGAACTCAAAGGTATGCTCAAGGACAGGAAGGATTAGTAGATTTAGGAGATGCTTATTGTATGAGTGAGAATAGTGATGGGTTTAAATTAAATGATAGGATTACATTTAATAGTGAGAAATTCTTAATTGGAGATGTTATAACTCGTAGGGCAAATGGCGAGGTTATGTTTGATTTTGCTAATTGTTTTAAAGTGGAGGATTAAATGCCTCTAACCTATTCACAAGCCATTACAAGGGCTAAAGAAATTATAGCCATAGATTTACAAAACGAATTAAAACTTTCTGCTAATAGGGCTATACAAGGACATAAAGTACAAGAGCATAGTACCACTGGACATCTGCTTAGGAATATTAGAGTTGAAGCAACTTCTGATGGAATAGAATTTAGTTTTCCTTATTATGCTCAATATTTAGAATGGGGTACTGGATTATATGGACCAAAGAAACAAGTTATAAGACCTAAGACTGCTAAAGTTTTAAGTTGGGAGGGTGCTGATGGTAAAAGACATTTTGCGTCTTATGTAAAAGGTATGACACCTGCTCCTTTTATCCGACCAGTAATGCACCAGAAGTTTATGAAAATAGTTGCTGATGCTTTAAATGAAGCATTTGCTGATGTAGAATTTAACTAAGTAATTTATAAACTTTAAAATAAATAACAAGTTAATACCAAGTGGTGGAAAGCTAAGATGGCTGTAACGAATTTAATTAACCTAAATCAAATAAAACAGGAACTGGTAGTGTTTCTTAGAAACTCCGATATTATAAGCACAAGTGATAGAGGAGTAACGACTTCTACTGATGAGGGTATTGGAACTGGAGATAATGTTGAAGTTGATTTTGCTTTAGCAGAATCTAATGCAAAGAATGTTAGAAATGTTAAATTAGATGGTTCAGCTCAGACTTTTGGTACAGATTACACAGTTGATTATTCTACTTACACTGTAACTTTTTCAAGTGCTCCAGGAAGTGGAGTAGCTGTTACAGCAACTTATGATTATGGAAGTGGAGATAGTATTTATCCAGACTTTCCAAGAACAGATTTAGGCATTACTTCTTATCCGAGAATGGCAGTAGCAGTAACGAGTGTAGCAACAAGTGAGATGGGAATTGGTGGAGCAGCAAACATTAATGATATTCTTTTAAGTGTTTATGTTTATGCTAATGGTATGGCTGCAGTTGATGATTACATTAAAGATGCAAGGAGTGCTTTCTTACAAGCTAAAAAAGATTTTTATTATTTGAAGTTCGTAACTCCTGTAACTCAATCTCCTTTAATAAATGAACCAGCCAGAGGAGATAAAATTTATACAAGGAGTTTGGATATAAGGGCATTATTTAATGTGGAGGATATTAGTTAAGATGGTAAAATTAAAATTCAATGGAAAGAGTGAAACCTTTTTTCATTTTGATGGAAAGAAATACAAGACAGAGAAATTTGTAGTGGATAATGTTCCAGATGAAGCAGCAGACTATATTTTATCTAATCCGAGATGGAGTAAGATAAGTTATGCTAAAAAAAAGAAAACTAAGGAGGATTAAAAATGGTAAACATATATAAGGGATATAATACAGGCATAATGTATAAAAGTGAATCTACTTATGGTACTGCTGTTACAGTTGATACTGCAGTTGAAGGGAAAGTTACTGCTTTTGGTGCAAACTGGGCTAACAATTTCTTTAGAGAGCAAGGATTAGGAGAGGGCAGAAATGCTACTTTTACTGGTTTCGGACCTTTTGATGCAGGAGGAACAATAGAGTGGATTCCAGCAGAGATAGACTTTTTACAATATGTAATAGGAACAAAGAGTGGAGATGGTAGTTCAGGTACACCTTACATTTTAACTGAAGCAGATGCTTTAACTTCATTTACTATGCAGGCATTTAATGATGCAGCAAGTGATATGGTAGATACTTATGAGGGTTGTGTGTTGAATAATTGTACATTAACAATAGCAGAGGGAGATTTATTAAGGGCTTCAGCTGATTGGGTGGCAGAAACAGTAAGAACGAATACTGCAGGAGCTGCTTTCAGTGCAAATACAGCTAATCCTTGGAATTTTGCTCAAGGAGTATTAAAGTGGGGAGCATCTCCAACTACTGAAGCATATGTAACAAATGCAAATATTACAATTAGTAATAATCTATTTGTTTATAGAGCATTAGGAAGTAGGTTTATCAAAGAACCAGCAACTGGTATGAGAAGATACGACTTTAATATAACAGTAAAAGCTAATAGTGATGTATTAGGTACTATGCAAACAGATTTAATGGGTCAAGCAAATACACCTATAGGGGATGATACTGCTTCTCCAACAGCAAGTTTAGAATTGTTGTTATACTTTTCTGGACCAACTAATCAAGTTTTAAATATACAGCTTGATGAAGCTGCTATTGAAACTATGGGTAAGCCAGTAGATTTAGGTGGTGGAGTAATAGAGTTATCAATTACAGGTGTAGCTCAAGAGGGAAAAGGAAATGTGCCTATAAGTTGGCAAACGAGTGCATAAGATGGCAACAGAACAAGGTTATCCGAAAGAAAAGAAACCAGAGGATGAAGAAGAAATAGAGGAAAAAACAAGTCCTTTAGATTTGATAGGACATTTAGGTTGGTATAATGCGTACAGAAAGTTCTGGGAACGCATTAAGAAAGAAGCTAAGAAAAAATAAACTCTAAGTGGAGGTTAGAATATGGATGTAGAAATAAGTAAAGGTATCATTACCTTAAGGAAGCCATTAGCAGGAGAAAGAAACAAAGCTTTAATGAAAGCAGAAACACCGACAGGGATTAAAGGTACTGTGTTTTTGGTTGAATTATTACCAAGCGTAATAATTAAACACCCTTTTGGAGCTCAACCATTAGTAACTGCTTTAGATAATTTAAGTGT